TTCCTTGGGTTACAAATACCTTATCCGGCACATCGACTTTCACCGATCTTTGGCCCGCGTTAATGCGCGTTTGCACCGACGCTATTGTAAATTCTACTTCAACAACTGGTGTTTAACTAATAAATGTCTTTAGTCTATTCCGGCGGTCCTTACAGAAACGATTTATATACAGGTATTTTAAGTCGGCAAAGTTTATTAACTAGTATTAATACAACGCTTGTGGCCGCCGGATGGACTTCGACGAATATTTTTGCATTTACGGAATTATCTTGGCAAGGACAACCTACAGCCGCGCAAACTGTAACAATTTCAGGCCAAACTTACACATACCGCGCCAGCGTAAGTACTACTGCAAATGAAGTTTTAATTGGCGCAACGGCTTCAGCAACTGCTTTAAATTTATTTAATGCAATTAATCTCGGAACTGGCGCAGGAACAACTTACGGGTCGCTAACTGCCGCAAACGCAACAATGTCTGCAAGCGATTATCGGGCAACAGATACTTCAAACGGGTTAATGCGCATTCAAGCAAAAACAAATCCTACTCCGTTTGGTTTACAGTCTGCATATTCTGTTTCTGAAACCGCGTCCAATCAAAATTTTACATTTACGACAAATACCAACGCGGGTTACATCTGGAATTCAGCAATTACTCCCGCAGGTCAACAAACGCGATTATATGGAATTGATGCACTAGAAACAGCCAATGCGCCGCGCGGGTTAGTAATTCGTGTACTTCAAATGGACGAAAATGAATTTTATCGCTCTCATGCGTGGCCTGTTCCTTCAGCGGCTGGAGATGGAAATTATGGTTATCGTTTATCAGTCGGCGCGTATTCTGCATGGCGGGTAATTGCTTCGCCTTATCAAGTATTTATTATTGCCGAAGGTGCGGGCGCTCCAACTGGTTCCGGCGCGACACTTTACGCAGGTGTTCCTTACATTTATTCCTTTCTTTCTCCGCGTGTAATTTCTTCAGCAACCGGAAGTAGCCCGATTACTATAAATACATCAACCGCGCACGAATACGCAACTTCCGATACAGTAGTTCATCGCGGCGCATTAGGAAACACTGCAATTAATGGAAATTTCTCTGTAACCGTAACGTCAACAACGCAGTACACAATTCCGGCAGTTTCAAGCGGAACATATACCTCTGGCGGCGTTTGTGGAAAATTAACTAACGACAAAGTTGTAATGTCAATGTTTTCAACTGATGACGACGCTGCGGGCATTGCTTTTCCATTTAATCGCCTCGGCTCAGAAAGTGGCAATAGTTTTCAGGTATTAAATTCATTAAACTTTCGATCAACCGCATCAAATCTCGGTTCATTCGGTTGCCTTGTTGCTACGCCGTCAAGAATTCAAGACGCGGGTAGTGTTATGCAATTTATGGACGGGTCACGAGTAATTTATGAACCGCATATGGTCGCATCTGGAACGACAACGGATAAAGCACGTTGGGTCGGTCAAATGTATGATTGTTTCATTTCGTCTGACGTTGTAACTCTTGGAACAACTGCAACAGTAGATTCAAAGACATTTTATTGTCTCGGTAGCAATACCGGAACTTCTTCTATTGCGCGCGGCAGTCTTTGGACGGTAATTCCTTAAAATGGCACAAGAGTTTGATGATACAATTTTTGCAATTCGTCCGGTAACGCTCGGAACATCTTCAGGCTCTTCAACATACGGCGGCGGTAAAGTTCCGTGGGGATTTTTACGTGTCAGTTTTAATGACTCGCCCGCAGCAAATAATTCTGCAATTATTCCGCAATTAACATCCGATCCGCCGATTCCTCCGGTTTGGCCTGTACTCGCGGCGGGTAAATTTGCATCTGATACAATTTATGGAAGTGAAAGAATGAATACAAATATCCGGTTTGTGCGCGGAAATACCTATGTAATACAATGTCAAGCAATTCTTGATGGCGCTGTTGTAGATATTTCCACAAAAACGCTAACATTAACTGTTCGAAAAAATATTAACGACGCGGCAGCTTTTTTAACTTTATCCTCTCCGTCTTCAGGAATTACAATCACTGACGCCGCCAATGGAAAATTTACATGCACGTTTGAGAGTAGCTTAACTTCATCTTTACCCGGATATGTTCAACGATTTCCGTATGATATTACAATGACTTCCGGTTCGGTTAAAAACACTCTCACGCGCGGTTATTTAATTATCGTCCCCGGTGTTACATAATAAGATAGAAAGAATTTAAAAAATGCCATTAGAAAATAATTTTCAAACAACAATTGCAGTCGACGATACGTCTTCTTTACCGATTACGCGCGGCGCAAAAAGTTTTTCAAAAATCTTCGTAGAAAATTTCTCTGCGACTACTTTATTTTTTGAAATTTCGCGCGATGGAATTTCTTATCGAAATTTACTTACATATTCTCCTGCTGCCGCCACCCCGCTTTTAACAGTTTCAGTTGCACCCGGCGCGGCCAATTTTGCAGTATCATTCGATCCTTGGTTATTTGAGGGAATCAATTTTATTCGATTTACTTCAAACGCGGCAATTACAACGAATCCGTGTGTAATTAGTTTGTATTAATGTATACTAGAAATAGGAAATAATAAATGCCACGCCCTAAAATTTCAATTCCCGGAACACTTAAACTTACTACAGTGCAAACTTTAACAGGTGTTGCCGCAAACGCCACTGCCGATTTTTCTGTTTCTGCGCGCGGTGCTCAACCCGAATTTTTCTATGTTGTCGGTTCACGTCAACTTGGCTCTGCATTTACCATTAATCAATCTTGGTGTTCTGCTGCAAATTTCGTAAACGTCCGTATTTGTAATGAAACGGGTACTAGCGCCGCAATCGGTTCTTGCCAGCTTGATATTATCGGCTTGTAAACAATTCTAAATGATTTTTTCCGGTATGCCCGCGATTTCAGGTTTAGGACATTTCCTGCTTGGACGCGGGTATTCTGTTCCTACGGATACTTCTACGCCGGGAAACTATTCATTTGAAATTACACAGATCCCAACGTATTCTGTAGTACTTTCTCCTGAAATGCCGATTGCGTTGATTGTTAAAATTGAAAATTACGGCGCGGAATTTACGCCCGAAGTTTTAATTTCTGAAAATTCTATTCCACAGACATAAAAATGGCTAAAAATTTAAATCTCTCCGCAGGTGAATTACTCGCTTGGAAAAAAGCCCGTTGGTTAGCAAGATTTGATTTAGTTTATTTATGTAATGAAATTCTCGGTTACGTTGATGTTTCGCATAAAGTTCACGGCGGGTTGATTCGAACGCTTCAGCAATTCCCAAAACCATCACGCGAACAATTTGATAAAAACGATTATTACGAAAACGGCAAGTGGAATTACAAGCCGATTTTTACATTAAAAGAATTTGTCGCACAACCTGGAAAACGACGTAGATTAATTCTTGACTCGCGCGGGCATTTGAAAACTACAATTAACTGCCAAGCGCATACAATTCAATGGTTGTTAAATTACCCCGACGCGGCAATACATATTCTTCAATCTAACCTCGACAAAGGTAATATGATTGTCGATGAAATCCGCGATCACTTTCGGTACAATCCAAAACTGCGACAATTATTTCCTGAACTCTGCCCGCAAAAATCTATTAACGATTTTGGTAAAGTCGGGCAATTTGACATTCGTAAACTATACGATGTAACACAAATGCGTAAAGAACCAAGTGTACTTGCTGGCTCTATTGACAAAGGCACGGCGGGTTTACACTTTGATGTCATGAAATTCTCTGACATCGTTGACCCGAATAATTGCTTCGGCGATCAATTAGAAAAAGTCGCAAAGTCGTTTTACATGGCAGAAAATTTGCTAGTCGCGCCGAGTTACTGGATCGACGTAGAAGGAACAAGATATAACTTCGGCGACGTTTACGGTAAAATTATTGAAACTTACGAAAAAGCGAATCAAGACGGACGCGAACCGGAATATTTAATGTACGTGCGGGCTTGCTTTGAACGCGATACTGGAAATGAGCCGCCGAAGTATATTCCTGAAGAACAACTTTTGCCGTTTAAAAAAGATTCTTTCGGCAAACGAATTCCTGTTTGGCCGGAACGCTTTCCTTTGCAAAAGCTGGAAGAAATGGAAAGAACCGATCCGACTATTTTTTCAGCGCAACAAATTAATTTTCCAATCGGCGGTTTAGATGGACAGATTTTGTTCCCCGTCGATCCGAAAGAAAATTATCCTGCATTAATTTCTCGCAAAAATTTCAACGAAAATGTTCGAGTTTCTTATTACGAAATTTCCGTAGACACAGCGGAAACAATCGGCGGGCGAAGTGATTATACCGCGATGTCTGTATGTGCCTGGGCAAAATCGGGGCGCGCATATATTGTAGATATTTTTCACGGTAAAATTCTCCCCGATCAAATTATCACACAGTTATTTTTTCTTTACAAAAAATGGAATAAATCTCGTTACGCGCCAGTACAGAATATTAAAATCGAAGAAACGGGTTTCGTGCGCGGGTTAAATTCTGCGATTGGTCGCGAAGAAGAATCACAAAAAATTAAACTCCCGATTCAGTTTATGAAACGAGATACTTCATTATCTAAAACTGAGCGAATTCTAAAAACTCTTCAACCGTGGTACGTAAATCGCGAAATCCGGTTTCTCGACGACATTCCCGCGTTGGAAGCTATGAAACGCGAATTGATTCAATTTCCAAATTCACCCAAAGATGATATCCTCGATTCTCTCGCTGATTTGTTTAACGGAAAAGAATACTTTGGCCGATTTGAATCCACTCCGTCGCCTGAAATTATTAAAGATAAGTCAATGGAATTAGCTTACGGATTACTTTCTCCTTGGGATCAAGATTATCCATCAGACGGCGCGGGAAATATAAATACTCTCTCGCGTATTCCTTGGTAAAATATTGTAAGAAAGAACCAAATGCCTGAATTAAAGCACCTACCGGATTTACCATATGAAAGTTTAGATAATTCTCCGCTGCCCTCGGCGATGGAAAATATCAAAAACGCGTATGCATTACAATTAGTAATTCAGACTTTTACAAATTACGAATCGTATCGTGTAAAAAATCATGATCCGCGATTTGTAACGCAAGATCAATTATATACCGGATGGGTGCCGACTAAGACTTGGCCGAACACAAATATCCCGCGCGCCAGTATTCCGTTTACTTTAACTTTCGATCAAATCGAATCGGCTCACCCGGCAATTTCACAAGCAATTTTTAATTCCGGCGACTGGTTTGGTGTGGAAGCTGATAAAGGCACAAATCCACAAGCGACTGTTCAAATTAAAGATACACTAAAATGGGTTATTGAACACGCGAAAAATGACTTCGGCGGGTCCGGTATTAATGAATTAAAACTTGCGACGAAAGATATTCTGTATCGCGGTAATGGTGGAATTTTTCTTGAATGGGACGGTGTAAGAAAGCGTCCGACTATCACATGGGTAGATCTTCGGGATCTTTACATTGACCCCGGCGTTACAGTTCCAAATCTTGATGAATCGCGCAGTGTAATTCGTCGAAAAATGTTCACGGTAAAAGAGTTACAAAAATACCGTGACGTTCAAGGAATGATGATTCCTACTGACGATGAATTATACACTCTCGCGTTAAATTCTCCGTATGCAAACGCGGACCAAACAAAAGCACAGCAAGAAGCGATTCGTGGAGTAAATTTTGTACCAAATCAAACTGACTATCCTGCCAACCCGGTTGATAGAAAAATCGAATGTTTAATCTATTACGATAACGACCGTATTATTTGGGTACTAAATCGTAAGCACATTGCATACAACGAACGGAATCCTTACGGGTTTATTCCGTTTTGTTTTGCTCCGTGTTATATCTATCCCGGTCGTTGGTACGCGATGAGTATTCCTGATATTCAAGAATATAATCAACGATACATCGAAGCTTTGTTAAACGCGCGCCTTGATCGTGTTCATCTATCCCTTGAACCTCCGCGAGTTATTAAACGCTCAGCATTGATGACGGCGGGTAATACAAAATGGCATCCTGGAAAAATGGTTTCTGTAGATAATAAAGACGATTATACTCTACTCGAACCGCAAGACGTAATTCCAAATGTCTATACTGAAATTGAATTTATTCAAAATGCGGCAGAGCGGCGAACGGGTATTAACGGTTTCGGCATGGGCGTTCCGAATGGCGGAAACGTAAACCGCACTGCTACAGGCGTAAATGCCCAAGTATCCGGCGGAAGTATGCGGTTGCTTGATATTGTAGAAAACATTGAAAATTATCTATTAATTCCAATGTTATACAAACTGTATCACATTATTTCTGTCCACACAGATTCTTATCAAATGCTCGACGCGCGAAGTGCAACTGGCGAGATGTACAAAATCCCGTCTGAAGTGTTTTCTTCAAAAGTAAACTTCACAATTAAAGCTTCTAGTAAAATGGTAACAAAAGAACGGTTAATGCAAATTTTCCCGTTTGTTACACAATACTTACTCAACGGCCCTTTTTTACAACAACTCGGCGCAAGTGGTCAAACTGTCGATTCAGCAGAAATTCTTCGTTTCCTTCAAGATGCTGCTGGCACGGCTGAATTGTATACGCTAATTCGCCCGATGACGCCTGAAGAACAGCAGCAACGGCAACAACCTGACCCGGCAGCACAAATGGAAAAAGCTTCCAAAGACGCCGATAATCAAGTTCGTATGCAAATCGCGCAACAGAAAAATCAAACTGAACTGCAAAAAGCCCAAATCGCTAAACAAGCCGATCCGCAAATTCAAGCGATTGAAATGCAAAAAGCTCAGCAAGAAATGCAGCAAGAACAAATTGCAAATTCAATGAAATTACAATTTGAACGCGAACTTGCGAATATTAAAATCGCAGCGGAACGCGAAAAACGGCAACAAGAAATGCGCGCTAAACAAGTCGATCATCAATTATCTACGGAACAGACTTTACAAAAATCGCAAACCGATCAAGTGGCCGCGCGTCAAAAAATGCTTTCGGATTCAATGATGCAACAGATGAATTTGCAAAATACTGACGAAAAAAACAAACAGCAATTAGAATTTAACAAAATTAAACTTGCTCAAAAACCGCGCGTGAATGAAAAACAAAAACCCGCAGAACCTAAAAAGAAAGCGATGAAGAAATAATGCGCGCAGAAAATTTACAACAATTACAAGAAATTAATGCTGAAAAACAAGAATTAATGAATGTAATTCGCCTAAGAAACAATTACGGATATTTATCTGTCATTGAATCAATTAAACAAAAATTAAAGTCTTCAATTGAAAATTTAAAAAATGCGGACACACAAAATCTACCCGCGCGTCATGCAGAATGGAAGTTACTAACAGAACTTTTCCAATATCTATCAACTGTTTCCGATGTCGCTGAACAAGAATATCTAACTCAATTCGGCGTCGATCCAATCGTTGATTTCATTTAACTTTTTAGTCAACTTTAGATATAATAAAGAAAGAAACCAAAATGTATACCGATTCAAACGTAGACGCCGATCTAGTTGCGGCAGAAGTTCAAAAACAACTAAAAACCCTTGGTATTGTTGACGACACCGAACAGAAAAAAGTTGAACCGCTAAAAATTAACCTCGCGGGTCAAGATTATTCTTTTAACTCCGTCGAAGAAATGCAAGCCGCGTTAAACACCGCGCTTTCTTCTGTTGCTGAAAATCAAGCTGTTCTACTACAGCAACTCAAAGACGCAAACGAATCTCAGCAAGAAAAAACTCCAAACGCGCCCAAGCTCGATCAAGAGAAATTTCTTGAAATGCTGACAAAAGATCCAATCGCCGCGATGGAATATGTCGATGAATTCCGCTATGGTCCGACGAAGGTAAATCCGGCAATTCAACAAGAGCTTCAGCGCGTTCAACAACTCGAAGCACAATTAACCGCATATCGGTTTATTAATTCTCATCCTGAGTTTGAAAATACCGACGCAAACGCAGCGACACTTCGTCAAATCGCGGGTAAGTTAAACCTGCCACTAGATTTTCAAGGATTAGAATCCGCATACACAGTTGGCCGCAGTTATGGATTTTTCAATGCGACTCCGCAAGCTCCACAAGAACCTTCGGGCCGTTTTCAACAAAATTCAACTCCGGTCTCCGCGCCCCCAACTGTTAATCGCGGCGGAAATTCATATACCGATTCTGTAGTTACTTCCCAATTAGAAAATCTATCACTCGATCAATTACGTCAAATAATGGATCGCGGCTAACGAAGTATACAATAAAATTTGCTTAAAAAAGACTCTTTAATCGGAGTCTTTTTTTTATTTCTTTTTTCATGTTATTATATTTTTGTAAGGTAAATAAAATATAATCTATGTACTCTCCAGCAGAAAATTTAACAACTTCTCCGGGACTAGCGCACCTTGCGGGTAAAATCTACTATGATCGCGTTGCCCTAGATCGGCTTCAAAAGAAATTCCGATTCTGTGACGCGTTCGATGATGAAACAATGCCCAAGCAAGAAGGCCGCGTTATCACGATGTTCCGATATCAGAATCTTGCCAGTTCTACTGCGACTACTGCTGAAGGTAGCGTAGGTAGTTCGCTCACTATCAATTCTCGTACTGTAAGTTTCACCCTTTCACAGTTCGCTAACTTTATCAATCTTTCCGATTTCATTCGCGATACTGCGTATGATTCTCAGTTGAACAACTACGCAGAACTTCTTGGTTATCGCGCCGGGTTGTCTGTCGATACTATGTTCCGTAACATCATCGACGCGCAATCTGCTGGAACTGCCCAAACCGCGCTTGGAACTTTCTTCTCAATCGAAGACCTTCGCGCAGTAAAAGCAATTCTCTCTGCAAACGATGTTGAACCTTTTGATGACGGTTTCTACTTCGTTATCATGCACCCGTATATCACTTTTGACTTGGTAAACGATCCAACTGCAAACGGTTTGGCCGATATTCATAAGTTCAAAGGTGTACCTTCGAATTCCCCGCTGATTAAACAAGAAGATCGCGGATGGGTTGCCGATATCGCTTCTTGCCGCATTAAAGAATCGACTAATATCTTCACAACTGGTACTCCTACACAATATCGTACTTACGCTTTCGGTAAGGGCGGGTTGAAGAAAATTGATTTAGTCGGTCGCGGTCCTAGCAAAGTTACCGATCCTAAACTTCAAAAGTTTAAAATCAATGTAATCCAAGGAAACGGCGCAACTCTTTACGATCCTGAAAATAAAATTGGCGGCGCGGTTAGCTATAACTTCGTTACCACTGGTGGATTCGTTGAAGGTCCTGCTGGTATCGGCGGCAATTATCGTTCACGTACAATTGACCAAGTGAGTTCTTTAGGTTAAGGATAAAATATGCCATCTAATAAATTTCTTTCAAATGACACAGTTGGT